ACTGCACCCGTAGTGGAGAACCCGGCGGCAGCGCTGGCCGCAGCGGTCGCTTCCAGTGACCTACCGCCGGCACTCGCTGTGGCCGTGCTGCGTCGGCCCGCGCAGGCGGGCGAGCCGGCGGCCACCGCCATCGAATACGCGACCGCAGTCCAGGACGCGTGCGCTGCTGTACTGCGCGGCGATGACACTCTGGCAGCCAGTTTCATCGAGAAGAACACCGACCTCGACACGGTGCGTGCACAGCTGCTGTCGATGAAGGCGGAGGAAGGCCGCACCACACAGGTCATCACCGCACACCCGGCTTCCATGGCCGATCAACGCGCCGCCGACAACAAGGCGAAGCTGAACCCTAATCACATCTACAAGCAACGAGGTAACTGACGATGGAAATCTCCCTGGCCGGCACCCGTACCGGCGAATTCCTGCTGTCCGAAGCGGGCGGCGAGCGCAGCCGTGAACTGATCCGTCTGCCGGCCGGGCAAGGCATGCTGCCCGCCGGCACCCTGCTCAAGGCCGACAACACCGTCGCCGCCAACGGCACCGACGCGGTGAAGGTGCTGTACGGCCCGATCGATACGGGCACCGATTCCGCGGCGCTGGCCGTCAAGGGAGCGGCGATCGCGCGCGACGCCGAAGTGTTCGGCGAAAAGCTGGTATGGGCCAGCGGTGTCACCGCTGATCAGAAGCTGCTGGCCGCGTTGAGCCTGGCCGAATCCGGCATCATCACCCGCTGGACCCAGCAGCCGATCGCGTCGAATACCGCCGATCACCTGGTGTTCGTGTCCGCACCGCTGACCGGCACCGCCGGTGTTGTGCTGGGCCCGATCGTGGCGCACGTGAAGGACGTCTTCGGCGCCCTGGTCACCGGCAGCACCGTCAGCGCCACGCTGGCCAAGGCCACCGGTACCGGCAATCTGTCGGGCGGCGGCGCGAAGGCCGCGGTGGGCGGCGTCATCACCTGGGACGCCGCGACGCTGAGCGCCGCTGGCGATTACACGCTGAAGGTGACCGCCGCGGACCTGGACGAAGCCACCAGCGACACCATCACCGTCGCCGCTGCGTAACCCGCAGGCCTGCTCACCCGCCCCCAACAAGGCCCCGCTTCGGCGGGGCCTTTTTCGTACCCCTTACCCAAGAGAGAGACAACTATGGATCTGCAAACCCTTCTGGCACTGGGCGTGCTGGGCTTCGATGCCCTCAACGCCTACATCAACAACCTGCCGCGCATCGTCACTCGCTTGGGCGATATGCGCCTGTTCCAAGAAGAAGGCCTGGTCGGCACCACGATCGTGAAGATCGGCATCGAGAACAACAAGCTGGTGCTGGTGCCCAACGTGCCGCGCGGCGCGCCGGGCCAGCCCAAGGGCCTGGACCGCGGCAAGGTGAAGCTGCTGGAAACCACTCACCTTCCGCAGCGCTCCACGGTCATGGCCGATCAGCTGCTGGGCGTTTGGGATCCGATCAACGATGCGGAAGGCAACAACGTGGCAGCCGTGGTGAACCGGCTACAGGCGCTGCACAAACGCGATCTGGACTACACCATCGAGTATCACCGCTTGGGTGCGCTGCAGGGCAAGCTGATGGACGCCGATGGCTCGCTGATCGTGGACTTCTATGACGAGTTCGGCGTGAAGCAGATCATCATCGGCATGGAACTGAACAAGCAGGACACCAAGGTCCGCACCAAGGCGGTCTCGATCAAGCGTGCGATCGAGGAAAAGCTCGGCGGGGTGCCGTACACCGGCGTCCACGTGCTGTGCAGCGCTGGCTTCTTCGATTCACTGGTGGACCACCCGGACGTCGAAGAGGCCTACAAGCGCTGGCAGGACGGCGCTGCGCTTCGCACGGATCTGCGCAAGGGTTTCGTCTTCGGCGACGTCGTGTTCGAAGAGCTGCCGGGCAGCACGGGCGGAAAGCTCGCCATTCCCGATGGCGAAGCGATCGCGTTCCCGCTGGGTGTACCGGACATGTTCCTGACCCGCTTCGCTCCGGCGGACTACCTGGAAACCGTGCGCGGTGTCGGCCTGCCGTACTACAGCAAGACCGCCAAGCTGCGCATGGATAAGGGCATCGAACTGGAAAGCCAGTCTAACCCGCTGAACATCAACACCCGACCGGATGCGGTGATCCGCCTGAAGGCCGGCGCGAAGTAAGCCAGCAGTGCCTGGCCCGCTTCGGCGGGCCGGGCAGGAGGATGTATGGCCCAGATCAAGATCGGGGTCGATCCCGACAATGCCTTCGGGCGACAGCTGACCGAGCTGGAACAGTCCCAACTGCCCTACGCCGCATCGCAGGCCGCCAACAAGGTGGCTTACGAGATCCGCGAGCGCTGGAAGCGCCAGGCGCCGCGGGTATTCGACCGGCCGACGCCGCTAACGGTCAATGCGGCGATGTACCGCAAGGCAACCAGGGCGCAGCCTTACGCAGAAATCTTCATTCGGGACGAGGCATTCAAGGGCACGCCGCCGGCGAAGTACCTTCTGGCCGAGGTGGATGGCGGCCAAAGGCGCCGGAAGGGCTTCGAGCGGCTGCTGCAAAGCCGAGGCCTGTTGTCGCCGACGCAGTTTGCGGTAATCGGGCGCGGCGCCCAGGAGAACCAGTTCGGCAACGTGCCGGCCGGCCAGGTCACCAAGATTCTGTCGCAGCTTGGCGCCCAGCGAGACCGATACCAGAACCAGACCACTGTCAGCCGGAAGCGGCGACGGGGCAGGGGCAACAACCGTGATGGCGAGTACTTCGTGATCACCAAGCGCCGCGGTTCATTGCGCCCGGGCATCTATGAGCGGATCGGGCGCGGATCCGGCGTCCGATCCATCTTCATCTTCACCAACACAGCCGCCTACACCCCGCGATACGACATCTTCGGCATGGCCGAGGACACCTGGAGGCGGTTGATGCCTTTCTTCCTGAAGCGCGAGTTGGAGAAGGCCATGGAAACCGCGAGGCCCTTGCCTTGAACCAGAGAGCTTTCATGCAGGCCCTCGACGCAATTGCGTTCGGAGCCTTCCGCGCAGCCGGCGTTGCCGATGCTGCCCACTACCACGAGCCCGGCACCTCCGCAGGGGTGCCGTGCACGGTGCTGCTGGACGAGGGCGTCGAGCAGTTCACAGCGGATGATGTGGTGCCGATCGCGACCACCATCGACCGGGTCACGCTACAGCTGGCCGAGATCACTCCGCGCACCGTTGGCGTGGTACGAATCGACGGCACCGGCCGCCGGCTCAAGCTGGTGCAGAAGATCCGTGCCGACGAGTCGACGGCGGTGTGGGAGGTGGCCAGTGTCTGAGCCTATCCCCAGCCCTCGGCGCCAGCTGCTGGTCGCCATGGGCACAACGCTGCGGATGATCAGCACCAAGAACGGCTACCTGACCGATGCCGGTGTCGGGTGGACGCTGGAACCGACACCGGGCGACCAGGACACCCAGGCAGTGCTGACGGCCGTGATCGAGAAGCAGCAGCGCCCGGAGGCCCCCTCCAAGGCCACCACACACCGTCTGACGACCGTGAGCGTCATCGCCAAGGTGCCAGCCAACACGGAGGGCTACCAACAGGCGCTGGACGACCTGGTGACCGATATCGAGGCGGCCATGGACAGCCGCGAAGTTGCCCGGAACTTCCCCGATGGCATCCAGGTGCCGGTGTACGTCGGCATGGAGCCGCTGATGCCGGAGAAGGCCAGCGCCGGCTGGGTGGGCGCACTGCTCACCTACCAGTCCCACATCCCCAAGAAATAACCCGCCGCACAGCGGCAACCCAACTGGAGAGCCACCATGGCCGAAGATTACAGCTACCTGGGCAGCGGCATCGTCCTGATCCGCGAGTGGAACAGCAAAGAGCCGTTCGTGGAAGTCGGGAATGTCTCTGCGTTCGCCATCGCGCCGCAGACCAACACCATCGAACTGGCTGACAACCAGAATCCAGGCGGCGGCACCGCCAATAGCGTCGACCGCGTGACCGGCTACAACCTCAACTACACCTTCCACGACTTCAACCCGGCAAACTTCGCCCGGGCAACTCGCGGCAAGGCGACCAGCATTGCTGCTGGCACCGTTACCGATGAGCTGGTGCTGGCCGTGCCGGGCAGCTTTGTGCCTCTGTCGCGTCTGGCGAGCGAGGTGACCACGGTTAAGCCAGTGACCGGCGCCACGACCTATGAGGCCGGCAAGGACTACCGTTTTGAGCGCGGCATGCTGTACATCCCGGCAGGCTCAACGATCGCAGCACCTTCCGCGGCCGGTACGCCGAACATCAAGGTCACCTTCAAGAACGCGGACCTGGGTCACGTTGAAGCGGCGGTCACCTCGCAGAAGTTCTACGAGATTCAGTTCTACGGCGCCAATGAAGCTCGTGGCGGAAAGATGGTCCGCGTGGCCGCGCACAAGATCTCCGGCGGCGTGATCGAGAGCATGGGCCTGATTGGCAACGAATTCGGTGCCGGTAGCGTGCCGGGCAAGCTGCTGAAGGACAACGCGAAGGCCACCGGCCAGGACATCTCGGCATACTTCTACTGGCAGCAGGAGAAGTAAGCCGTGTCGGAACTGGACGTGATCATCCCGCCGACTCGCACCGTGCGCTTTCGCGGCGAGCAATTGCAGGTAACCCCTCTTCGCCTGCTGCAGATCGGGCCCTTCATCTCGGCAAGCCGCACCATCATCGCCCGGGTGGCGATGATGGCCGGCGCGGTCGATACGGCACCGGCCGCCGCCACCGGTGCCATCTTGCTGGACCTGCTCGAGCAGGACAGCGCAGAGCTTGCTGCTGCACTGGCCGTTGCTGTTGGCCGTGACGCGGAATGGATCGCCGGAGGCACCCTGGACGAAGTCGCCGACTTGCTCGAGGCAGTCGTCGGGCTCAATCGCGATTTTTTCGCCCATCGCCTGCGTCGTCTTCTGATGCAGGCCAAGCCGCAGGCGGAAGACAGTACGGACTCGGCGACGTCGTCCAATACCTGATCGCCCGCGGCCACCGTTTGCCAGACGTAATCACATACACCCTGGCGCAGCTGCGCGGCTTCATGGAGGCCGCCGCTCGGGATGACCTCGATCGAGTCGCCCAATTCGCCGTGGCCACTCGCATGGCGATGGGGGCGGAGCCGGCGGACTGGCAGAAGTACCTGGCCGCATTGAGCGGCCAAGCCACGGCGCAGCAGAAACAAGGAACCACCACTCATGGCTGACCCTTCAGCGAATCTGCGCGTCCGTATCAGTGCGGACCTGGCTGACATCAGGCAGGGGCTGGGTGTCCTCACCCGGCAGCTGCGCGAGGTGCGTACCGAGGCGGCCCGGCCGCTGCCGGCAAAGAACAACATCACCGACCTGGGCGTCTCCGCCGGCCAGACCGCGCAGGCGATGCGTCAGCTGCCTGCGCAGTTCACCGACATCTTCACCAGTTTGCAGGGCGGCATGCCGTTCTTCACGGTGCTGGTGCAGCAGGGTGGCCAGATCAAGGACAGCTTCGGCGGCGTCGAGCCGGCACTGAAGGGCGTGTCGTCCGCGCTGCTGGGCTTGGTCACGCCCTACACCGTGGCCGCCGCTGCCGTTGGCTTGGTGGTGGTGGCTTGGTACAGCGCAGAGAAGCAGACTGAGGCGTACACCAAAGCGCTGGTGCTGTCGCGCAACGAGGCGGCTGCGACGACGCTGACGCTGGTGAACATGGCCCAGAAGACCAGCGATGCGCTGAAGGTGTCTGCGGGCGCCGGTGCGGAGGCGGCGCAGGCCGTCGGATCGAACGGGAAGATCGCCGCGCAGAACCTTCAGGCCGTTGCGAACGCCGCGGTGGCCATGAAGGAGATCACCGGACAGGCGCTGGAGGACACCATCACGCTGTATGCGAAGTTGGCTGAAGACCCGGTCAAGAATGCCCAGAAACTCAACGAGCAGGTCAGCTTCATGACCGTGGCGCTCTATGAGCAGGTCAAGGCGCTGCAGGAGCAGGGGCGTAACCAGGACGCGGTGACCGTAATCACCCGCGCAGCCGCAGACGAAACCGTCATTGCGCTGGCAAAGGTCCGCGCCAGCCAGAACCCCGTGATCCGCGGCTTCAAGGACTTGTGGACGGAAGCCACAAAGGCCTGGAATGCGATGCAGGTGAATGCAGGCTTTGGTCCGCAGGCCGACCAAATGCAGAAGATGCTTGCCGACAACCGTCGTGACGTTGCCCGGCTGAGCGCTTTGGAAGCATCTAGGGATCCCATGGCCCGCAATCCGATGGTTATCTCGGCGCTCGAGAAAGACGTAAAGGAGCGGTCTGCCAAGATCAAGGCGCTGGCGACCGATCTCATTAAAGAGCGCAAGGATGCCGAGGTAGAGGCGGCAGAAGACGCGAGCGTTGAATATCTGCAACGCACCGACGCGATTATCGACTCGCAGGCCAGTAAAGAACAAAAGAAAAAAGACGAAATCGCCCGAATTAACGGTGAAGCCGAAAAGGTTCGGCGCCAAGCTGAAGCCGCTGGACTGATCCAACAGGTGAAGGTGATCGAAGAGCGCAGAGCGGCGGCCGTCGTTGCGATCGAGAAGAAGTACAAGGAGAAGCAAAAAACCGGCAACGGTTCGGCGACGCGCGCTGCCAGCTTGCAAGGGTACAAGGATGACTTGGTCGCCGAGCAGGCCCAGATTACTGCCGGCACACAGCTGCTGCGTGCGCAATTCTCGGCACGCGAAATTACTGCTTCCGAGTACTACAGTCGGATGCGCGAATTCGCACAGGAGAGCACTGAAGCGCAGGCAAGGTCATTGCAGCAGCAGATCGACTATCTGCAAAAGCAGACGGTGGGGGGCAAGGAAGCAATCGGTGTGAACCGCCAGATCGGCGAACTGGAGGCACGGCTTACAAAGGTTCGCATCGAGGGCGCCGTGGCTCTGGATGTTCTCAAGACCGAGGAGGAAAAGACCGCGAAGGCTCGTGAGAATGCGGTCAAGGCCTACGCTGGAGCACTCGATGCCAGCAACGCAGCTCTTGCACGACAGCTGGCAACCCAGGCACAACGCGTCGGGATGGGGGATCGCGAGTATGAGATTCAGCAGCGCATCAACGATGCCATCGCAGATGAAGCGGACAAGCTCAGGGAACTGAGCCTTCAACGGAACGCTGATCAGATCGACCAAGTGACCTTTGAGGAGGAGAAGGCGCTTCTTCACGCGAAGACGCTCGACCGGCTGCAGCTGATCAAGGACGGTTATGAGGAGCTGCGCCAAGCTGAAGGCAATTGGCTGTCCGGGGCGGCCGCTGCGTGGGCCAACTATCAGCAGGAGGCGAGCAACTACGCCGAGCAGATGGGCAGCGCGGTGGGCGGCGTAATCGGTGGATTCGAAGATGCCTGGGTAAAGTTCACGACCACTGGCAAGCTCAGCTTCTCCGACCTCACCAGGTCGGTACTTGCCGACCTGGCTCGAATAGCCGCCCGGCAGGCCACCATGGGCGTGGCCAATGCCTTTGCCAGCATGTGGGGCGGCGGTGTCACGGCAGCCGGAAATCAGGCCGTCACCTCCGGCACGAGCAGCATCAACAACGAGCTGTTCCAGAAAATGCGCCTGGGTGGCGGGTACTCCTCCGGTGGATACACCGGCAATGGTGCTGTGAACGAGCCTGCGGGCGTCGTACACAAGGGCGAAGTGGTCTGGTCTCAGGCTGACGTCGCCCGCGCCGGCGGCGTTGGCATCGTTGAGGCCATGCGGCAGGGCCTGCGCGGCTATGCAGACGGAGGCCCTGTCGGCGGAGGTGCGCCCTCCGGCTTCTCCGGCGGATCCATCAACGTTCGTGTGTTGAACGCGCCGGAAGGCACCACCGCATCGGCCAGTCGTAACGAGCAGGGTGGATTCGACATCGACGTTCTGCTTGGCCAGGTCGACAGCTTCATCGGCGGCCGCATCGCAGGTGGATCCGGTGCCACGTATTCGGGAATGAAAGGCCGATTCGGCCTGAAGGACAGTGTCTGATGGCTTCCCTTCCTGCCGTAGCCCGCGTGATGTTCGACGGACAAAAGCGCTCCTTTGACCCGTCCGTGCTGAGGACAGAGATGGAGCGGGGTGTGCCAAAGCAGCGCCTGCTGAACACGCAGGTGCTCGTGAAGCAGGCCATGGTGCTGTACTTCAGCAGCATCGTGGATTGGGAGACGTTCGACACCTGGTACATGGGAGACATCAAGCGCATTGGCTGGTTCACGCTGATTCACCCGTTTACGGGCAAGCAGATCACGGCCCGGTTCGAGAACGGTGCACTGGGCGATCTGGTGCCGGATGAAAAACTGCCCGGTGACTATCGGATGGACGCGGTTGTGGAGTACTTGCGATGACAACCTTTACCGAGCGCCGGCAGCGCGTGACCGATACATCCGGAATCCTGTTGTTCCTCGAGATCTCCGCGCCGTCTCTTCCCAACCCTCTCCGCATCGTCAACGACACACAGGACTGGACCAGCAAGGGCGTCGTCTATCTCGGCGCCCCCTTCGACTTCAAATTGCCGAACGACACCAAGGGCCAGAGCCCGCGCGCGCAGCTGGTGGTGGACAACGTCGGCCGCGGTATCTCCGAAGATCTCGAGTCCATCGGTCCCAACGAGGTTCTGATGGCCAGGCTGATGGTCTCTGATCGGGCAGACCCCAACACGATCGAGCGCGACTACTTCCTGCCGGTGAGCAGCGTGACCATCACCGGAGCGACGGCATCGGCGCAGTGCGGTGTCGACTACATCATGCGGCAGCAGGCGGTGAAACTCAGGGCAAACCAGTTCACGCTCCCGGGAATATTCACGTGAAGTTGGTAGATGTGGAGCGCTACGTCGGCCTGCCCTATAGCGCCGACGACTTCGACTGCGCCGACCTGGTGATGCTCGTCCAGCGGGAGCTCTTCGGTCGTGAGGTGGTGGTGCCTGGCAGGCGCCCTCGGGGCGTGCAGGGCGCCGCCGAGCTGGGTGAGTTGTCCAAGCCCTTCGCAAAACCCCGGGCGGGTCCGCCGGTCGATGGCGACCTTGTGCTGATGATCGAAGTGCTGCAGAAACGCCCCGGCCATGCCGGGGTTTTCTTTTTCCTTGCCCATGAGGCGTGGGTGCTCCACGCCAACGAAAAGAACGGATGTGCCGTCCTGCACCGCGTCCGTGATCTGCCCGACTTTGGGCTGAGAATCGAGGGATTATACGAATGGCTGAATTGAACGCGCTCTCTGCGTGCCCGCCGTCCCTGGTCGTCACGCCCCACCCGGTGACGCTGGAGGGCCAGCAGCGGATCGTTGCAGAGATGCTGCCGCGGGAGACGCTGGGGCATTTCCTGGCCAGGACGGTGCCTGATTACGGGAGCGATGCGTGGGAGGTACGGATCAACGGCGTCCGGGTGCCACACCAGATCATCGACAAGGTCAGGCCCAAGGGCGGCACCGTCATCGAAGTTCGAGGAACCGTCGGGCGTACGGCGCTGCTGATCGTCGCCATGGTCGCCCTGACCATCTTTACTGCAGGTGTAGGCACGGCCATGGTCGCTGCCGGTTACAGCGCTATGGCGGCCGGGATGGCGCAGGCCGCGATCTATGCGGTCGGGTCGCTGCTGATCAACAAGGTCTTGGGGCCGAAAAAGCCCAAGCAGTACGAAAGCGATGCGGCTACCGTTTATACGATCGGCTCCGCTCGCAACCAGGCGCGTCCGTATGAACCACTGCCGCTGATGCTAGGGAACATTCGCATTGCGCCGGACATCGCCAGCCAGCCTTATTCGTTCTACGAGGCCAACGACCAGTTCATGGCCATGGTGCTGACGCCTGGCATCAACGTGGCGCGCGTGGAGGCGATGTTCAATGGCGAGGCCCTTCTTTCGACCTTTGAAGGAGTGCAGGTCTGGCATAGCGGCTTCCCTCGCATGCCGGAAGAGAAGATCCCGCTCTACAGCAACGTCGATACCCTCGCGGGCGGAGCGCTGACGGCGGAAAAGGGCACGCCCAGCGCATGGGTTCAGCGCACCAGCTCGCCCAGCACCATCCGGTTGCAGCTCGACTTCGACTACATGCTGTTCGACACCACCAGCAAGGGAAAGCCGAAAGACAACCAGGAAACAATCCAAGTCCAGTACCGATCGGTTGGGGCTACCGACTGGCGTGTGTTCGGCAACTTCCCCCTGATTAGCCAGAGCCAGAAGCAGCAGCGGCGCACGTACGCCTTGGACGTTGAGCCCGGACAGTACGAGGTGCGCGCGCGCATTGCGGGCCGGAATACGGACGGCTCAGGAGCCACCAGCGACTTCACGTGGTCGACCCTGAAGAGCATCCAGACCGACACGGCGAGCTACGCGGGCATTCCTCGCATCGGTATTCGCATCAAGGCCACTGGCCAGCTCAACGGGGCTCCCGACGAACTGCGCTGTGTGGCCTACGCCGCGCCGATCCCGGTGTGGAAGGGCAGCCAGTGGGTCACCGAAGAAACCAGCAACCCGGGTGCCCAGATCCTTGCGTACGCGCGCGGCATTCGCGATCCAGGCGGGAACCTGATCGCGGGGTTGGGCTTGCTGGACGCCCAGATCGATATCGCGGCGCTGCAGGCATTTATGCTGCACTGCGCGGCTTCGAAGTACACCTACGACAATGTGATTCGTGACACGCGCAGCCATGACGATGTGCTGCAGGCGATCGCACTCGCAGGCTTTGGTAACGTGACCTGGGCGGCCGGTCGACTGTCGGTCGTATGGGCGGCGGACGAGCAGCCGCTGTCGGGCGTGGTCAATATGGCCACGATTAAAAAGGGGCAGTTCCAGATCGATTACACGCTGGCCAATGCGGCCGATGGCATCGAGTTCACCTACGTGGACCGTTCGGACTGGTCGAGCAAGACGCTCAGGGTGACTGCGCCAGGTGTCCAGACCATGTTGAACCCGGCCCAGGTATCGGGCGAGGGCATCACCACGGAGGAACACGCGGCCAAGATGGCGCGGTATCACTTGGCGCAGTCCCTGTACCAGTACAAGGACATCTCCTTCAGCACCGATATCGAGCACCTGAGTTACCGGCGCATGTCCGTGCTGGCGCTGCAGCACGACCTGACGCAGTGGGGCTTCGGCGGCAGGCTTGTGTCGGCCACGCGGGATGGATCTACCGTGGTGCTGAATCTGGACGATCAGGTGCGTGCGCCGGCCACGGGCAACAGCTTCATCGGGCTGCGCATCCCTGGCGAGCTGATCTACCGCGTCTTCCGCGTCGCTACGTTTGCCGGCGAAAAGGATCAGATCCGGCTGGCTGATCCTTGGCCTGCTGACGCACCGCTGCCGGGCAACACCGCCGAGAACCCCGCCCACGACACCATCTGGATCTTCGATTTCAAACAGACGCCGGGCTACCGCGTCCGTGTGGTGGGCATCGAGCCAGAGTCCGATCTCAAGGGCGCGTCGGTTTCGGTTGTGCCGGAAGGCCCGGAATTCTGGCGGTACGTCGAGTCAGGTCAGTACATCCCGGCACCCAATGGATCTCTGCTGCAGACCCGGCCGGTGGCGAGCAATCTGCGCATCACCGAACAGCAGGTCGTGCAGGGCGATACCGTCTTCACTGAGCTCTCCGCGACCTTCGATGTATCCGGTCCGGTAGGCGAGACTATCGTCCTGTCCGATTTGGATCGGAACAGCGAGCTTGAGCAGGTGGCCGCCACCCGCACGCGCACCGCGACCTGGCGTATCCCTCAGGCAGGTGTCTACCCGATCACCGTTCGGCCGTACAGCCCCGAAGGCAATGCCGGCGTCGCGGTTACCGCGATGTACGCAACGCGCGGTGCAGACGTGCCGCCGGTCCTGGTTGACGTCTTTGACGTGGCCGAAATCAGTGGCGGCGTTCGGCGATACACATGGGGCTTCCTGAACGAAACCGTGCAGTCCGCGGACTTCGCAGGTGTCGAGATCCGCTACAGCGCCGGCAAAGTTGCCGCGCCAGCTTGGGATCAGATGACCCCGCTGGGCGACGACGGATACCACGTTGCCGCCTTCGAGGCGGTTCTGCCCCCGGCGGGCGACTGGACCTTTGCGTGCCGGTCTCGGAACACCTCCGGCGCGCTGTCCGAGGCGAGTCGGGTGGTCCAGAAGACACTGCGGGCCAACCTGGGCGAGGTGATCGGTGATCTGACGGAGGATTTGGAGGAGCAGACCCGCAAGCAGGTGGAGCAGCAGCGCCAACTGGACAAAGAGACTCTCGATCGCGTCTTGGCCGACGCCAGCGAGGCAGCGGCGCGGGCGCGCGAGCTTGGCGTGGTCAACGCCAAGCTCGTATCGGAGGCCCAGACCCGTGCCAATCAGATCGGCCAAGCCATGGACGCGGTTGCGGCCGAGGGTCAGGCGCGTGCAGCAGGGCTTCTGAACGAGAAGCTAGGGCGGCAAGCCGCCGTCACCGCGGAATCCGATGCCCGCCAAAGCGACGTTGAATCGCTGTCGCGTGCGCTCTCCGAGGTGGCCGCCGGCAGCGGTACGCAGTTCGACAGCAAGACGATCTGGCACTTTACGACTACGGTGGAAGGATGGGGCAGCAATGGCGGAGCGCCGGCCCTCAATGATGGCTGGCTCCGCCCGACGAACAACAGCGCATCCTACGCACAGTCACCCGCTGCCTTGGGGATCGACGGCAACGCCTATCGCTTCATCAAGCTGCGCATGCGCAGGACGGGCAATCCGGTCTGGCTTGGCCTGGTCCGTTGGACGACAGAGGCTGATCAGGCTTGGAACGATGGGAAGTCGACAACAATCGCGCAGCCGGCGTTCGATGCTGCGGGCGTAGCTACTGTGGACATTAGCGATATTCCATGGTCTGGTCCGTCGCCGATACGGCAGGTGCGTATCGCGCTTACCCGTGGCCAGACCGGTAACGACTATGTCGAGTACGACTACATCGCCATCGGCCGGCCGGCCCCAGGCGCCAGCGTGGCACTGGTTCAGGAGGAACGCCAAGCCCGAGTGACGGCGCTTGCAGCTGAAGCCAGCGAGCGCAACACACTCGCCGTGCAGATGCGCGGCAACTACACCGGCAGCGATCTGAGTCAGGCGCAGGGTTTCGTGGGGGATGAGCGTGCCGCGCGTGTGGCGGCCGACACTTCGCAGGTTCAACGCATCACGGCGATGGAAGCCCGCATGCCTGCCGGCAGCGGCGGCCTCGCCACGAGCGCATCGGTGACGAGCCTGCAGGATGCGATGGTAGCGGCGGACCAGGCTAACGCCCACGCGACGACTGCCGTTAATAGCAGGCTCAACGGGCTGCGGATGAAAGGGGACAGCATCGTCCCCAATGGCAATTTCTCCGACAACTTCCTGTGGTGGGTGCTGGGCGGGAACAGCGGCGGGAATACTATTCTCCGCGACGCCTCCGCCGGTGATGGCGGCCCTGGTGTCACCATCACGCGCGCGATCGGCGGCACCGCACCGTTCATGGACGCCAATGACGGTCAGTTTTTTGCCGCTCGCGGCGGCACCCGCTATCGGGCGGTCGTTCGTATAAAGCTGCTCACCGGCAACGGCAACACCCTGGTCAGGATCATTTACCGGAACGCTGCGAACGTTCAGAGCCAGCTCGATCGAACCGTTGTAGCGACAGCAACATGGACCGACTTCACCATTGATTTTCCTGCGTTGCCGGCGGACGCCACAAGGGCGCTACTTCGTGTGTATGTCCATCCGGCTGTGGGCACTGTCTCGTTTGATCGGATCGAGCTGTATGACGTCACCGACCAATTGGCAAACGAGCTGACAGCATCAGGCCTTCAGGCGCTGACAACGCGAACCAGCAACATCGAAGGAAACCAGGGTGCGCAGGCAACGTTGATTGGGCAAGTGCAGTCCGGACTGGCTCAGACCAACGGCAATGTCACCGCCGCCCAGCAGGCTGCGCAGGCAGCAGCCGATGCCGCCGGGGCAAAAGGCAAGGTCATCTATGGGGCGGCGTTGCCCGCGGCTGCCGATCGGTTGCCGCAGAACCTGTGGATCGATTCAACGGGGAATGCCAATACGCCCAAGCGATGGAACGGGTCGGCGTGGACGACTGTCAGCGACAAGGTGGCGACAGATGCAGCCGCAGCTGCAGCAGCAGCGCAGCAGACCGCCAATGCGGCGCAGAGCCAGGCGAGTGCCAACGCCGGGGCGCTCAGCACGTTGGACACAAAGGTTACGCAGCAGGGAGCGGCACTCACCGCGTAGGGCGACGCGATCACGGCCGTGAACATCCGCGCTGACGGCCTAGAGGCGGGGCTGGCCAATGTCGGTGGCGACAACCTGCTGGGAAACAGCAGCTTTGAAGCCGAGACAAATACCCCGGCAGCTGTGCCGGGGTGGAGCAACAACAGTGGTGGCTTGGGGTCCGGCGTTACTCGCCGCCAGTGGGCAGACTCGACGCTACCGGGCTCTGCTCGCGCATGGCGCTGGGAATTGGACAACGTCCCGACATCTGGATACCTGGAAGGCATCAGCAACAGTGGCGTCAGGCTGATTAAGGTGGAGGCCGGAAAGGCTCACACCGTCTCTGCTTACGTGCGCGGCACAGCCGGCTTCCGTGTGCTCCTGCAGTTTGCGTGGCGCAATGCCGCCAACTCCACCATCAGCTACAGCGGAACCCCGTCCGCTGCCCAGTACCGCACCTCGGAGGACTGGAGTCGCATCTCCTGGACGTCTGTCGCACCAGCCTTGGCTACCTCATGCGTTGTCTATATTCGTGTCTACGGTGCCAATGCCGCCGGCCAGTGGGTTGAATGGGACAACGTGCAGGTGCAGGTCGGTTCTGTTGCAACGGGCTACGCCCCAAGCGCAGCGGAAACGGCAGCGAGCCTGGCGGCGAACGTCAGCGCGACCAACACGCTCACTGGCAAGGTCTCCTCCCTGGAAGGGACCACTTCCGCGCTGAGCCAGGCCGCAACGACGGTGAACGCGAAGTTGTCCTCCCTGGGCGACGTGGTCAGCTATAGCATCACCGCCAACGCCCAGATCAGCTCCGCACCGTCCGGTGGCCCCCGTACTACGGCAATCCGAAACGCTAGCGGCGGCGCAGTAGCCGGTGCCGGCCGTGGCTTCAGCGTGTGCTTGATCAATAGTGACAGCACCCTCGGACCACGAAACGGCTTCGATACCTACAACAGTCCGAGCGTCGCCGGTCAGGCCCTCGCAGACTTCATCGCTGGCATTCCTGAGAACCAGTACTTCATCGTCTACACCAGCGATAACGTCGGCAACATGCTGGGCGGCAGCGCCGGGGCATCTGCTGCGCAAGCAGCGCTCGTTGATGCTGGCGGCACTTCACGGGCCGTGTCCGCGCTCCAGGGCAGCCGCATGTACATCCTTGTCGGCAGGCGCAAGCTGCGCGCGGGTAGCGGCATGGAAATCCTGTGTCCAGCGCCTACGTCGGGCAGAGCGGACCAGTGGTGTGAATACAACCTGCAAGTCCTGAACGGCGTGCCGATCGGCATGACTGATCAAAGGGCCATGCAGCAGGCGATGGATGCGACCTCGCAAGGCCTTAGCGCGATTACTGCGACCGTCGAACAGCAGGCTGGCCAAGTGACCGCGCTTGGCCAACAGATACAACAAGTTGGGGCCGGAATCGCAAACAAGGCCGATAGCAGCGTGGTCCAAACCCTGACGGCCATGGTGAAAGACACGATGACCGGTGGCGGCAACCTGCTCTCCAACACGTTGTTCAAGGACGGGCGTCGCGGTTGGGGATGGTGGAACTCTGGCAACGGCACGTGGAACGAACTGGGGCTGGTCGCCGGGCCGGAGTGGGCCCCGCCTGGCTTGGCCCATTTCGGTGGATTTGCACCCTCGAATCTTGCCTTGAACACGCAGTTCTGGGCCGGTGACGAGCAGCCCGTGCCCGTTGTGGCTGGGAAGCGCTACTGCTTTTCCGCATACATCAACTGCCACCGGGTGGGCTTGGCTATTCTGATTTCCTTCAGGGATGCAAACGGCAACACAGTTGGCGAGCAGTATTCCGGTCCAGCGGATGCCACGAACGTCCGCCCGCCCATCACCCTGGACAGGATGAAGCGCTTGAGCGCGTCGATGGTGGCGCCGGCCAGCGCAGTCTATGCAAGGGTCGGCTTTTATCTGAGAGGTCTGGGTCTCAGCAATAACGAGGGCAACTACTTCTGGATCTTCCAACCGATGCTGGAAGAGGTGCGCGAGGGGCAGACTGGCCCGTCCCCGTACTCGGCGGGCGGAGGTGAGACTCTGGCTGGCTATAGCCTCTACGTCACGGCCGACGGCTTGACCGGCGGCATGGTCACGAAGAACGACGGCAAGGTCGTCGACATGAAGATCTTGGCGAACGTTCTTCAGATCCTCAGTCCGAACCAGCCGGAAGGCATCGAGATGCGCGATGGCTACATCCGCGTATGGAAGGGGAACTCGCAGCGGATCATCGGCACCGGCTTTGGCAGCGGCGACCTGATGGACTACTTCGGCCCGAACGTGGGTGCCGGCGCCGCCAACAAGATGAACGCCACGATGTGGATGGATGTGAGCGGCAACGCGTACTGGGGCGGTTCGCTGTCGGCAGGCATCTGGAAGAACGCCAATCGCACCAGCAGCACCGCCGCCAATCCATACGTCGAGGTCGGTCCTTTCGCGGCGCACGGCAAACAGCGGGTGGTGGTGGCGTCGTTCAGCACGTTTTCTCCGACCTACACCACCTGGTATGACGGACGATCCTCGAGCAACGAGCCGCCGCCGCCAGCAATCGTGACCAGCACTGTTCTACGCCTGCGTCGAAACTCGGGTGCAGGTTTGGAGTTGGTTTCCCAGCAGGCTTTTCCGGCATCCCCCGTATTGGTCAGCAACACCTATCACGATCGTGACGCTGGCATTCCGCAGTTGCCCAACGGCGGATGGCAGCAGCAGTACTACTTCACCTGCAGCGGCTCATTCACCGCGACCGAGCAGGGGTCTACGTACCAGAGCTTTATCTACGAGGGCTCGCTCACCACCCAGGCGATCCCGCAGATCGAGAACCAGACCATCGCAGTGGTCAGTACCGAAGAGCCATAGGCGGCCAGGCCGCTCAGTTCCAACCGCTGACGCGGCGACCAGCGTTCCAGTCGCCGCACAACCAGGAGATATCCATGAAATTTCGTGCAAAGCTGCAAATGAAGATGGAAACCGCGGACCAGCCCGGTGCGATCATGCTCAACTTCGTTCCAGTCGAGGCGGGGGTGCCTCAGTTGAATCTGACCGTTTCGCCTGCGGATGCTGGCGCGCTGACGGTGGGCAGGGTCTATGCCTTCACCGCGGAGGTCGAGCCCGAAGACGAGGCCGCCTGAGGCCTCTGGCCGAAGCATCAAGCGGGACGGGTCTCGATCACTCAGCGGACCAGCGGGCCTCCATCGTGCGAGGGTACGCTGGCCAGCTCAAGGCGTCCGTCCGCACGGCCAACGAGGCGGCAGTGCGCATCATGTCAAATATTTGACGGAAGTTAGCTCCGATACATCAAGATGTGCCGGAGCTCGCCTATTCTCGACCAGTGCTTAACGAATTACTTGGACAGATGCGGATGCATGTTGCGCGTTACAGATATGCCTACGACAAGATTCGGGCTTGGCATGTGGGTAAGGGAAAAGCCGCACTTCTTGCGGTGAGGTACGCAGTCACTGGAGACAGCGGTCGTTTTAAGTCGCATGGAGGATGGCGTGTCTCGCACCTACGCATCGCGGATCCGGCAGACAGCCAAGGAGGGTCACTCAGTGGTGGGCCTATCGACGAGCCATGAGTCGAAACTTTGGCGCCTCCGCGCAGCTCATGCGATAAATGGTGACGCAGGTCTCAGTTCCATCGGTGGTCGGGAACTACATTCAGACTCGGGGGGGAGATCCACTTCGATTCTTACAGCGTAATTTCCGCCATGAGGCGCCCCATGAAGTTGGTGATCAGTCTGCTGGGAGTTGCGTCGATATTTGCTTGCTTTTTGGGCCTTGCGGGTCTGGCTGAGCGTGCATGGAGGCTACGCAGGGGCAAGTCGACTAGATGCCTTCCGGATCATGACATTGCGAAGGATGCCAATGGGCACTCGGTTAAATGACGCTTGCTACACGGTAGCCCTGTCCGTCGATGGCTACAGCTATTCCGCAGAGCTATGGCGCAGCAGCGAAACGGATTGGACGCTGCTCTCAGTCAAGGTCGGGACAGTTGTGGCCGAGCAAATCAACTGGCGGGCGTCCTCATGCCTGGGCGCTTTGACTGCCGCAGAAGCTCTGGCCAAGCAGATCGTCGCCATCAGCAGGGCGACTTCGAAAGTTCCCGAACAGCTGGTTCTGTGA